ATTGATTCTTTCTTTAGTACCATTTGCAGTAAAAGGTGTAGCTTGTGGCACACCAGCATTAAGTCGCCCTGTAACTCTAGTACCAGGAGATCAACTTCGTGTGTTTACAATGGTAGCGGCTGGCCGTGATGCGTCTCTCGCGGTAGTAACTAACCAAGGAGTTCCTAGAATCTTCATAGGTACTGCAGCAGGTGCGGCAACAACTCAACTTGTTGATTTGCAGACAGGTAATACAATTGGGGAAACTCTAACAGGCCAGGTAATTACAATGGCACAATTTACTTCTGTTGACCAGGCATTAATTACAAGCGTGGCAGGTGGCGCACAAGTAACAATGTCAAACGGTAATTTGTCGGGAAGCGTTCCAGCTACAAATCCAATCGTTGCACAACCTTACATGAAGCCAGCGTCAATTCCTGTAGCTCTAAACTTTACAGCACAATACATAACAAGTGCATGAAGGTGATCTAATGAAGATGACAAAAGCACAAGGTCGCAGAAGATTAGCAGAAATGGAATCCAAAGCGTTCAAGCTGTTAGGTGCTGGATATATTTCATTAAAAGATTTTGAAGCAGTTCAAAAAATTGTTAAAACAAGATCAAACCAATTAAAGTGATATGATATGCCGTTACCTAATGCTGAAAGGAAGTCCTCAAGGATTTATCCTATTATGCAAGGTAAGACGCTTGAAGAGATTGCATCAGGTGAAAATCCTACAATTGATAATGTAGGTAAACCATTAGATGTGATGTTGCTTAATGAAGATGAATTAAGAAGATTAGTATTAATCAAATTAGCACTTACAGCATGTAAAGGTGATTGGGATGGTTTTCTGACATGAAGATTGAAGCTAATCCTACGCCTGATCATATCAAATGGTTTGTCCTGGCTCTTATGATTGCTGTGGGAATAGGACATAAAGAAATAATGATATTAATGGGGATCTAAAAATGCCACTACCTGAAGCTAATAATTACTCAAAAAGAATATATGAACTATTGAAAGAGACTGATTTAGAGAACTTATCTTATGCACAGTTCCAGGGAGTAGCTGAAAAACTATTCATTGAGCCTGAAAATGAAGACGAAATGAGAAGATTAGTCCTAGTACAGTTAGCTAGGATGGCAGTTCGTGGTGATTGGGACGGATTTTTGAGTGGATCAACGGGAACTATTGGCGGTTCTATTTTAGATAATCAAATTGCAGTAGGTGCAACTACGGCTAATGAAATTGAAGGCAGTTCAAACTTAACTTTTGATGGATCTATTCTATCTGTAATAAATCAATTAGACATAGGTGGTGTAGGTGCTCCAGGTATTGTAAAAAATAGTAATACTAATCAAGATTTAGAGCTTAGAGTTTTAGGAACTGGTAATGTTAGAATAAAGAATGAAACAACAAATACAGATTCGCAATTAAATGTCCAAGGTAACGGATCAGGTACGCCTAAAGTATCCTTATCAAATGATACTAAAGCCGTAACATTACAAGTTGATACTAATCAAAAATTAACAGTAAAAGGTGGGACTGAAGAGTTTGTATTAGATGTTTCAAGTGCTACTGGTGGAATTACTTTTCCTGATGGTACTACTCAAACAACTGCAGCAAGTGGCGGCACGCAACAATTAGGTTTAGTAGAAGAAACACCTACAACTTACACATTTGCATTAATGGAAAATCTCAACGGGCAAGGTTGCACTGGTTACGGTAATAGACAAAATAATATTGATTCAATGACCGACGCATCAGGTTCTTTCTTTTATTATAGACCATTTAACGCAAGTAAAACCGGGACATTATCTCAAATTGCTTCCAGGTGCACAAGCTCATCTCCTGGGGCATTCGTTGATGTAGCCATTTATGATGCCGATGCAGACGGAAATCCACAAACATTAATCGGTCAAGCTTCACTACCTATGACAGCAACTTTTCCAAATGAACAAAGAACTTCTATCACTCCTGAAAGTACTGGATCAATGGATTTAACAAAAGGCGAAATATATTGGGTTGGAATCAAAAAGAATGGCGGTACTGGTACACAAATGCATGGTTACTATCAATATGAAACTGGCATTTTAGGTAATAGTATTGTTGGGTCTGGGGGGAGTGGTTCTACTTTTGACGGTTTTACTTGTTTAATTGGCCCTTCAACGCCACCTTCGACATTCTCATTATTAGCGGCAGCTCAAAGATTTGCTCCTAATTTAGGCGGTATTTATTCTTAATAAGGTGATATAATGACAATTGAATATAATCCTATAAACTGGAACTTTGTAAAAAACACAAGAAATAATGATTTAATCTATACTGATTATTATTTTTTAATTGATAATTATAACAGATTATCAACACTCCAACAAACTGAATTAACTCAATTTAGACAAACGCTTAGAGATTTACCATTAACTTATGAAGATGCTGAAGAAGCATGGTCTAATTATCCTGTTATGCCATCATTCGTAATAATACCGGAGTGATTCGGTATGCCTAAACCAAAACCTGACCAAGTCATTAGACACGAAATAGTTCTTGGACGATCAGAAAGAGAATTAATTTCTGATGGTTTACTAGCTTACCAGGTAAACAGAATATCAACTCCACTTGTAGCTCTATTATCTGATGCTTCGGCTATGGGATTAATTCTTGGCGGATTAGCAACTTATTATGGATTTAAGTTTGACATAGGAACTAGAACATATGATAATGCTTTAGAATTGTACAATGATTGGAAGATTCAATACGATGCCTGGAAAGAAACAATTACAGAAATTAGACAAGATCCAATAAGTCAGATTTTGAATGCAATTTTACCTTCAATACCAAATCCCTATTCAGGACGGCCTCAAGGTGGATCATCTCAATATGGTCAACCAGGTCAAGCATACGGGCCTTCTGACTTTTCAGATGTAACAAGCCCTGCAGATTTGTATTAATACCCCCTATTGAGGCATCTTTTTCCAAAACTTGAACCTATTATTCTGTATTACTTTCTTCTCGGCCTCAAGAGCGTCTATCTGTTTGTTTAGAGTTCCTATGATCTCCTGGTATTTCTTTCGTTCATATGGAGCAATGACAACGCCTTTGTTAGCTCTAACTAGTTTCCCAGTATATTCTCCATCTTCATCACGCTCCTTAGTCCAAACAGGAGATGTGTAATACCATTCAATAGCGGCTGATACATTATCAGACATGTAACCCTTTCTTGATTTCTTACGAAGTAATTCCGATACATGATCGTGCAAAGTAAACGAATGTAATATTTTACTCATGCTTCAACACTCCCGCCACATTCAGGACATTCATGAAATAGAATCAATGACTCTTGTTCTTCTATGGATGCATAGAGATCGTCCCATACTGCTGGATGTAATGTATAACCTTGACAGCAAGCATTATCACAAGTACATTCAAATTTCCTTTGACACATTTCTGAATAACAATACCAATATGTCATTATACAACCTCGCTTAATTTATGCCCTGCACCTTCAGGACAAGACATAGCCTGTATGATCCTTACATCTTCAAAGGTGTTAACTAAAAACACTAGCTGACATTTACAACATCTAAGATTCATAGCCACTCCTCACTGATCATGTCTTTACATCGTTCACAGATACCCCATAAATGGCCCTTCTGATCTTGATGGCATTTTCTTATTCTGCATAAACAACATTTGTTGTGTCTCGGTGGCGTCTCTACCATAATATCGATTCTGCCCCGTATGGGCTATATAATATACGCGGCAAATCTGCCGCAGAAAAAAACGCTAGTTTTTTTTGACAAAATGCGATTGCATATCGCCTGCTAAGGTACTTAGCGACTCATGATTGCATTAAAAGGATTGGGATTGGGGTTTGGGGGGGTTTTAAGAGCCGGTGGGGGATGGGACAGGCCATGATGGAGACACTCTATATTATAGGAACGATAATTGTAGGTTTTGGCGTAGTTTTCAAACTATTAATAGACCTAGGACATAAGATTGAAGATGGATTGGTTGAATTAGACGAAAAATTAGCTCTTGCTATACGATCAGTAGTAGAAAAGATACCTGGCTTAGGTGAAAGTGAACCAATTAATCCGATCCAAATGGCAATTGGTCAACTTATAGCTAACATGAGCCAACAAAATCAACAACCACAAATGAAAGTTATTCAAAGAGACGAAAAAGGTCTATTTGTTAAAGAAGATTGATAAACCGTATAGTTAGGTACAAAACAACATGGCTCGCAGAAAAAAGTCAAGTCCACGCCGAAGAAGCAGAAGTGTTTCACTATTGAATGTAGCAGAAAGTTACGCTTATGCTAATATATTAACATCAGGTCTAATGGGAACAACTCCTGTTGGATTTATTACTGGTGCAACTGATTTGGGTTACAAAACTCCTAATGTTGGAGCTGGATCATTAATGTCATCGCCTGTAATGGTTGGTGGAGATTCAATTTCTCTTGGAGATATTGTCTCAGCTCCTGATGCAGCATTTGGTGTTGTACAAAATAACTTCATGAATAATTATCAATCTATGGCAATTTCTTCGATTGGAGTTGGTTTGTCCTTTAGATTAGGAAAACGCCTTTTACGCCGTCCAATAAGTAATGTAAATAGGAATATATTCAAACCTTTAGGAGCAGGTTTCAAACTTTGAGGTGATCTAAGATGACAACACAAAATGTAACAGGTGTTCTAAACTGCTCAAGCGGTTTCAAAATACCATTAAACGCAACAATCACAGACGATGCAGAAACATCTCTAACAACTGATACTGCATTTACAGTAACAGCACAAAACATTGGAGACTTTGCTCCTGGTCAAACTGTAACATCAGGTATTGTAACAGCAGATGCAAACATTTCCTATGCATACATTCTAAGAAAGGGATTGATTCTTTCTTTAGTACCATTTGCAGTAAAAGGTGTAGCTTGTGGCACACCAGCATTAAGTCGCCCTGTAACTCTAGTACCAGGAGATCAACTTCGTGTGTTTACAATGGTAGCGGCTGGCCGTAATGCGTCTCTTGCGGTAGTAACCAATCAAGGAACACCTAGAATCTTCATAGGTACAGC